GAGCTGTGCCAAACGGCGCAAATACAGCTTTAATGTCGGCGTTGCGTTTATTTAATTCCGCCTGCACTTGTGCGGTGTTATCTACTGGAGCTGTCGGAGCTTGATTCACTGGCGCGGCAGGTGCTGGTTGTGCTGGTGTTGCTTGTGGTGCTGGATTAGCCCCAGCGTTGCCTTGTGGCTTAAACAACATGTCTTTCATTGCTTTTGGCATATTTTCAAAGTCCTCTAATTTTCGTGATTTAATAGACGCCATCGCCACAAGTGGTTCGGCTAGTTTGTCTGCAAATCCTTGTTCAACACATTCTTTTCCGTTGAGCCAAGTTTCCGCTGATAGCATTTCTGCTAATTCTTCCGGGGTTTTCCCAGTCTTATTTGCGTAAGCAGGGATTAGTGTGTTTTCGACCTTGTCTAATAGGTCGGCATATTTGCGCATATCCTCTGCATCGCCACCTTGGATACCCCAAGGCTTGTGAATCATCATCATTGCATTTTCCGGCATGATTACCTCATTGCCCGCCATTGCAATAACGCTTGCCATACTTGCCGCCAAGCCGTCAATGTAAACCGTCACATTTGCCGGGTGGTTTTTTAGCAAGTTGTAGATAGCGATCCCATCAAATACATCACCGCCTGGTGAGTGGATGTGTAGGTTGATCTGCTTAATGTTGTTTCCGCAGTCTTTTAAATCCTGCGCAAAGCTCGCTGCAGATACGCCCCAAAATCCGATCTCATCGTAAATTGAGATTTCCGCCGTGTCGTTGGCTTTGGCTTTGATTGAGTACCAAGACTGGTTATTCGTCTTTGTCCCGCTCGTTGCCATCGCCATCGGCGACAGAATCATCTTTTGTTTTTTCATTTGTCATACCTGTGTTAGTTAAATCCGTGTCAAACTTCAGCCCTAATTCTCGGTTTTCGTCCACCTCAACTTTACGTCTGCGTTTTACTTCTGCTGGATTGCTACCGCTTGCTCTTACAGCTTGGCTTTCGGTTGCTAATCCACCTTTAATACGTTCTTTCCAGGATTGCGCCTCTTTAGCTGGATCAATCCACGGCATAACTGGGCCACTATAAACAGCGTTATAAAGTGATGCAGGATCAATATCGACTGGCACCTCAATTTCGCCGCTAACAATCGCCATTTTTAACCATTCCCGGTAAATTGGACGAGATATATGAGCGACAAAGGTATCTTGTAAAACGGAGTAACCCTCAAAGCTCTCCACCAGCTCTTGGCGCTGACTTGAGTAAGTCCCGTTATAGTCACGGGCAATGCTTGAGTAACTTGAGCGAGTTCCTGCCGCCGTTGCTCTTAATTGACCGTTTCTAAAGGTTTCAAGGTTAACGTTTGGGCGGTTTGAGTTGATTAACCCGATGTCCTCACCGGGTTTTAAATCATCAATAATTGCACCGGGAGCAATCTCAAAATCTCGCTCTGGACTGTCTGCGCTGTAATCCTCATTATCTCCGTAGATTGCGGCATCACCTTTTTTGATGTACATCGTAAAGGCAGCGGCAATTCGCGCGGCCACGCGCTCGCTCTCCTCGTAGTCTTTTAGGTCGGCAAGTCGGACGATTACGCCATGCAACATTGATACGCCACGCAACTGGTGTAGCCGCTTTTTAAACGCAAGGTGCAACATATTTTCCGCCGGCACTGTTTTAACTCGCCCGTAAGTGCGGTTATTTTCCTGCGGGTTATCCATGTACACACGGTAAGAGACAGGGCGCCGCCATGCGTTAAGCTCGATCCCTTGAATAAGATTTGCGGAATCTAACGTATTCATCGGCACAAAATCAGGCTCCAACGCTTCAAGACTAAATGCAATGTCAGTGCTATGATTTAGTCCAGCTACACTACCGCGCACAATCTGGATAAATACCTCACCATCTCGTAACCAAGTGCGCAAAAGCATTCGCTCAAGTTCTGGTCGAGTAAATTGTCCAGTGACCTCTGGACGCACAGACCATTCCGCCCATTTTTTGCGGATTTGTTCCGCCAAATCCTCATCAACATCGCCACTTAAATTTAGCGGCTGTGGCTCAATATGGATACCTCTTGAGCCGATAACTCGCTCTTCCATCTTGTCCAAGATGCCGATCACAATGTCGTGATTTTGATCTAATGCCCTAGCCTGCTCTCGCAAACTTACCGCACTTTGTTTTGTCGATACGTTCGCACCTTGGCTTTCGCGTTTTGCTTTGTGTGTACGATTTGGCATTGCTGCCTCATACGCATTCATCACATAGCGGTTTTTCGCTCGCTGTGCGCCCCATTTAGGCGAGATTGCAGCAATCGCTTTATCTACTATTCCCATTGTTTAAAATCTCGCATATTTGATTCTGTGGCGTTTAACGCGCTGTCTTGTTTCCGCTAACAACTCGTTAAGCATTTGTTGATAGCGGTCACGTTGTTTTGTCCATTCCGATACTTGATAAGATACCGACCGCCCATTAAAACTTACTTGGCTTTGGGCGTTTTCAATTTTTTCATCAAGCGTTCGGATTTTTTCTTCTAATTCTTCTCTTTCGTAGATAGCCATTTTTGCCCCAATAAAAAACCGCACTTTTTACGGTACGGTTAGTTAAGTAGTGGTAACTCAATTTGCAATTTATCTTCAAAGATTTTTAGTGTTGCTTCAAGCAACGGCTTTTTACCTTTCCATTCATTTAGCGCCTTACCACAAACGCTTGCTAATTGCTTTTCGGCTTTATGCTCGCCCAAGGCTTGGTAATATTGCTCAAGCAATGTCATGTTGCCAGATAACAATTGCTCCTGCATAAAGTTAAAGGCTTTAATGTAAGCGATCTTAATTGCCATTGCTTTTTTGGTTTTATATCCCATAACCAGCAACATAAATCCATCTTTTGTCATCTCAAACATTGGGCGCTTTTCGCCTTTTTTATCGATATATTCAACCAATCCAAAATTGGATCGGTTAAATTCATCATCTCCAGATTCTAAAATCTCGCGGATATCACGCATTACATGAGCGTGCAACTTACCAAAAACTCTAGCAACTGTTTCAGATGTGGTAACTGTTTTTGAGTCTTTATTTTGTACAAACTGTTTAAAATTTTCGGGATTTGCTAATTGCATTTTCTGCCTCCAAATTTAGATAATAAAAAGCCCCAACTATCTCTAGTCAGGGCTTGAGTTATTACCGCAACATATCCACCTTTTCATAGGCTCGGTATCTACCGATTTAAGGTTGTCTAGGAGTTAAAGCCAACCACTTTTTTTACTTCTGCCACCGTTTAGCCAATTACTTTTTGTTTTGGCTTTCGGTTGTGGTTTTACTTGTTCAATTTCTACCGCACTTTCAGTTTCTTCTTCTGGTGCTGATGATTTTCTACGGATCACGTTAGGGTTTACGCTTGGCAATTTAGCCCAGTATGGGACATTGTCCTCATCGCCCCACTTAATACGCTCATAACCACGCAAGATAGCTATGGCGTGGGCGTAGCAAAATAAGTCAAACGCCTCATTGTTACCCTTACCAGGTTTGCGCCATTTGCCGTCTTGTCCGCGCTCCTCATAAGTCAGCTCATCAAAAAACCATTCGCCAAGCCACGAAGGAAAATGGATATAGTTAGCCCCGATAGTCTCACGGCTTAGTGCGTTACTAATACGATCTTTGAGTTGGTCTGTTTGGAGTAAATACAAAGGCACATCACCACGTGCTTTAGCATGACGATCTGACCGTGAGGTATTATCTGGATAGGTGCGAGAAATCAGTTTCTGTCGTTTGGTACTATCACCTTTAACGAGATACACTCGTTTTGATATGCCATCACGCTTACATCTGCGCCAAAACTTATAGGCGTTATCTGTTACACCGTCCTCACCGCCACTATCCACCGCCATCGCAAGGATTGGCATAAATCCGCTATCTAAACCCTCAATGCGATACTGCTTATTGAGTACATCGCTAATAAGCAAATCCCAGTCCTCAGGGTAGGCGGACGGATCAATCGGGAGGCTTTCTCCGTCCGAATTGCTCCGCATTGATGATTTAATATTATATCTATCAATAAGCCACCGCTCGCTGTTTTCGCCATAGCCCACAATTTGGACTACAAAGCGACGGTTCCGCCCACCCTGTACATCAACTGCTGCCAATAAAAAACGGCACCCATAAGGCACCGTTCTTTTTTCTGTATCTTCTCGTCGCTCCATCAGCTCATCGCTTTGGCGTTGCTCAAGTGCGGAGCGTGGTAAATAAGGCAATCCCCAGTCTGTATTTGTTACTGCCTTTAGCGTTTCTTCACTACCTGTCATTTCAAATTCATGTTCAGCAGTGAGTAATTTATAGGTTAATTGCGCCCATGTTTGGTAAGCGGCTGCAGGGCCTTCCAGCCAAAATGATGCAATACGTGAGTTTCTGCCATCGCCATGGATTACACCATCTTTATCTATCATTTGCCCCTCTTTTAACCACTTGCCACCGATGTTTAATGCGCGTTTCTTGTCAGGCTCGATCAGTGTTTGACAGTGTGGGCATTGCAATCGAGCTTTTTCGCTTGCCTTAACATAATCAGTGTCATCTCGATAGCCGACCATGTTAGCCATTGATGGCTCAAACCAATCAGAGCAATGTGGACATTGCCAGTAAAAACGACGTCTATCTCCTCGGTTATACAGAGATAAAATACCAGTTGTCGGAGGTGCTTCGTGTGTTGATTTTGGGTGATGCTTTAGATCGACAATATCCTTACCTGGCGAACTCTCTACAAGTGTCATACCAGCACTCATAAATGTAGTCGTACGTTTGGACGCTAAACTAAAGCCATCGCCCTCACCGTCCACATCATCTGGCCAGCGGTCGTAGTCAGTTAATGCAACGTATTTGTAGTCAGACGATGACAATACATTAATTGATGGCCAACCAATCTTTAACAGGTTACCCGCTCTAAAATATTTATCGTGTACGTTGTTGTCGTTTTTACGCGGGCTTAATCTTTTAGCTATCTCAGGCGAGCATCTAAATGTGCGGTCTAAACGTTTGCGACTGTGTTCGCTCGCCTTTTCTTGTGTTAGTTGCACAAGCAAAAAATCTGACGGGTCGCAAACAATCGAGTAGGTTATCCACCCATCAATTAGACCAACCGTTTTACCTGTTCGGGCTGGTCCAACAAAAATAACTGCGTCATACTCGCGAGAGTTAAGGCAATCCATCGGCTCTAAAATATATGCTGCGGTGTCTTTATCCCATTTAACGGAGTTCCCACCACCAACAGGCACACGCATATACTCTGCGACTGCTTCTGACACCTTCATTCGACGTGGAGGCTTAAGCAGATTTGCAATGTCTCGTCTAATGTCTTTAGCTGATGCAAACATTACTACTCCTCTGACTTATCATCGCCAGCCTGTATGTGCGATGACATTTGCGACTTAACATCATCAATTACTTGTATTACACGGGTTAATTGTGATGGTGTTAATCCACAGTCACGCTCTAAAATATCTGGCAAAGTATCAAGTGACTGCACTACTGCTTTAGCCAAAAAACTCATCTCTTGAGCAACTTCAAAAGCGGGTACTAGCTCTCCAGTGTCGCGCTCATATTTAAGTCTTTCGTTCTCCGCCTGCCAAAATGCCCGTCTCTCAACGGGTGACAAACTATCAACATCTGCCGTCATTTTTTCGGCAAGCCCGATTTTGATTAAATCGGATATTGCGTATAACTTTAATTTTGAGTTACTACCGATAGCAGGAGTAAGTCCTGCGACCCGTTGCGACACGGTCTGACGGTGCATTCCGACAAGTTCGGCAATCTGATTTATATTGAGTTTTAAATCGAATAAATTATCCATACCGAGACCGTAAAAATGCCTAAAAAGTAAAAAAGATGATGATGCCTAAGATGTCAAAAAACTGTCGAAAACCGCGCGCCCGAAACCCCGTGGTAAGCGGTATCCCCTCAGGAGTACCTTTTAATCTTTAAAATCAAACCTTTAAAATAAAAAAGACCACACTTTATTTGGCGGTCTTAGTTTGATTAATCCACTTGTTAATATTAGTGATTTGACTAGCACACATATCACGTTCGCCCTGTACTATGATTAAATGCTCTACCGCCTCACCGTATGTACTACCAGTAAATGGTGTCTTAATACAAGGAGTTAAGAAAGCTTGAGGCGGATAGATATACTCTGTCTTAGTTGTTACCTTATTAGTGCAGCCGCTCAATAGCATCGTCATAGATACGAGTGTTATAACAAGGCTGTGATTTAATAATCTTTCTGACAACTTGCACTTTGTCTTGTGTTGTTTGTTTAATCTCATCGTTAATAACTCGCTGTTGCTCTACTGCTTGGCGCTCTATCTCAATCGTATCTTTTAGCGATTGATTAACCTTTTCCTGCTCTGCAATGAGGCTAGCCTGTGCTTGGTTTTCGGCTCTTAAGTCATTTATCGCCCCGCGTTGAAACCAAATCCAACCACACAGGCCAGCCAATGCTGCAAGATAAATCAGGGTTGATTTATTAACCATTCCACCCCTCCATACTAATCCACCATTAACGCACGGAATAATCGGAATCGGTCATCTAGACCGTTAGTACCACCATTGATCCTAATCGTTACCTTTTGGACGGAATCAATAGATGCCAAGTCGTTAAAAATCCAGTACCAGACTGCCGCTTTGACCGCTAAATCTAAATTACTTGATACTTCTTTAGGGTTGATCGTATCGCCTAACCAATGGGCAAATCGGATATAGTTATCCTTACCAGTGATTTGAATTAATCCACGACCACGATAATTCCAACCGTCCATTGTTTCTTCTGGGCCATTACCCATTCGACTAGCATATACTCGGCTTGCAATCTTTTCTGGCTTGCGCTCGTATTGGCGAGCAATGCTAGGGTTAGGAAAGTACTTACGGAAAACTCTCATCAATCCATCTGCTGAGTAATTTAAGTTTTCGCTAAAAGTGGTAAACCCCGCTGTTTCGTGCCCGCACTGAGCAAGAAACATCGCTTGTTGCTGTTTATTAAAACAACCAGCTAAATCAATATATTTTGATATTACCTGATAAATCCCTTTGGTTGCTTTTGGGAAAACTTTATTGAATGTCGTTTCGGGAATAATCATTGTCATCTTTGTCAATCCTACGATTAATAAACTTAAACAAAAATTCGCGTATTTTTTCGGTACCGATAAATCCAATCATCGTGCCGAAAAATGCTGAAAAATCTGTGTGGCCGAATATATGAGTACACACAGGCACTGCCACCCCAGCAATAGATGCACAAATCATTGCATCAATGAATACATAGCGAAATGCTGGTTTCTTTCGCATAAATCCCATTCTTAAAAGCGACATAAAAACCGCTGCACCAGCACTTTGAATTGAACCGTTGCCAAAATTGATTTGTAGCCAAGCCCAAATCAAAGCCCATACATCTGGATCTTTCATAGGCATTCTTTTTTTACCTCAAATAAAAAAGCTCACAAGTAAACTAATACATGTGAGCTGAATATATGGCGGACGATGCTAGACTTGAACTAGCGACAAACAACTTAACAGGCTGCCACTCTACCGACTGAGTTAATCGTCCAATAAAAAACCCCGACCGTTTCCGATCAGGGCTATAAAATTTACTTATCGCGTTCGCTATGCGCTAAAACCGCAACTTATACTTTATACTACTATTTCACTTGCAAGTTGTCAACAAAATAATTCAAAAAAAATAAATTAAAAATTTTTAAAATTTTTTTTAAAAAAGACCTTGACAACATAATCTATATTATATAATATACACACATAGCCAAGAGATACAGGCTATAAACCCAAAACTTTAACCAGACCCCACCAATCAGCAGGGGCAGAAAAAGGAAAACAAATTATGAAAACTTTAACAATCAAACAAATCCGTGAAATGTTAAGAAACAAATTTGACCGTTACGCAATTAGACAAAACGGAGATGTACATGTTTGGGGTGTAATGCCTAATACCAATGAATACGGCTGTTATCTACTATGTACTTTGGCTGACCTACAAAGAAATCCAGAATATTATATTTAATACCAAGCCCCGAAAGGGGCTTATATTTAGGCGAGGTATTACATGGCTAAAAAATCAATACATATCTCACAAAATGCTGAGTTATACATAACGGACCGCACTTTGCAAGGCGAGAAAAAAAACTACTCTGCTTATTTTAATAATGCTTTTGAGCAATTGGCTCACCTGGCAAAAGCTGAAAAGCCAATATTATCTAAATCAGAATGGGTTGAGCTTTACAATGTATATGCAGGTAGTGATCTAACTCGACTTGTATTACCATTTGACTTGGCTAATGATTTGCTGGATCACTACACTACTCTGCCTCAAGAGCTTAATGAGTTGCATAATAAGCTGATTACCATGACACAGGCACAACAGTTTGCAGTGCTTGATTGCATCCGTAAATACTGGGCAAATGGTGAAGATGAGTAAAGTTGACTGGTTAAGTATTGACTGGACTAAAAACAATCGCGAGTTATCAGTAGAGCTTGGTAAAGCCTACAATACAGTTGCTAAAAAACGCTACCAATTGGGCAAATCTGGTAAAGCGGAAGGTAGAGCTGTAAGAATCGATAAAGGCATAAACAACCCTAATAATGCTATTGGAGGCAAGATAAGCCAGCCAATAGCGATGAGAGCTGCTAAATTAAGTCCAAAATCAGGCAAGTTTGAAACAAATATCCATGCTAAAAAATGGCGGATTGTCAGCCCAAGTAATCAAATTTTTATTGTGCGCAATTTGTATCAGTTTGTGCGAGATAATAGCGAGCTATTTTTGCCAAAAGACGTTATTTTTAAAAGACAAGGTGGTAAACGTGGAACTGGTGGAGAATATTGCAACGCAACATCGGGGCTGAGACAAGCTGCATCAAGTGGCAGACTGTGGAAAGGTTGGAAATGTAAGCAAATAAAGGATAAGTAATGAGCTATAAAAAATTAACTGGAGAACAAAAGAGAGCGCTGAGTGAAAATGCCAATGCGTACTCCAAAGAAAATTATAAACAGATATCTCTAAAACTACGCCCCGATATAGCAGATAAATTCGACGCCCTTTGTAAAATAAAGGGCGTATCACGCCCTGAGTTAATAAAAATACTGATTGACGACTTATAAGATATAAGCGATTACGATAAAAACATAAATTTGATTTTAGCAGCAACGAAAGCGCCTTTTAAAAATCTAATACCTTGCGAACGCTCCCGATACATCTTGGCTGGTGAGATATTAAGAGCATTGCAAATATCTCTTTCGCTTACTTGTTGGACATATAAAGCCATTAGAATTTGATATTGCAATAAATCATCATCGTGTAAGTTCATTATTTGCTTTTCGATTTTTAAGCACTCATCATCTGTTAAGAACTTGACGTAAGCCTTTCTCGCAGTCGGCAGCACGGGGATTGAGATTGTTGTGCTTGGATATTCTGTTCCAATTCTGTCACGACCCCAGCAGTTACCCCATTTTTCTAAAATTCGCTCAACGCTATAACTCATTCTTGGCTCCCGTCTAACTCTTTGATTTTTGCTCTATAAACCTTGATTAATTCTTTAAGCTCGGATATTTCCCATTTCTTAATTCTGTGTTGATTTTCTTCTAACCACTGAACTTCTTGCTCGCCAATCTTATCGACCAGTCTTGGTCTATATCCGTGTATGTTTCCACCACCTACAAAGAGATTGCATCTAATACAGCCAGAATGAATGTTTCTTTCGTCAAATCTTAGGAATGAACTTCTGCCTTGTGGAATAAAATGTGAGGCTTGAAAACTTGGTTTCCATACTGCACCGCAAGCGATACAAGGCTGACCTTTATCTCTTAATCGGATGAATTTATTCACTTCTTTTTGAAGAGCTTTCAACCAATGGCCTCTATCGCTTTCTAGTAGCTTTTTCTTGCGTTCTTTTAGTTGAGCCTTTTCCTCTTTCTCTTTTTTCTTCCTTGCCTGCTCTTTTGAAAGAATAATCGCACATTTAGGTGAGCATACCTTTTGTGTTGAGCTTATTGTTTTAACAAAATAGTTACCGCAGACTTTGCATTTGTATTCCTTAGGTTTATTCATAGCTACCACCATTTGCCGGTTAGAAGAATTACAATCGCACAAACGCAAGCGTACCCAATAATTAAAATCTTTAACTCTTTTTCACTCATAATTTAATTACCGTTTTTTTGAATAAATAGATTTTTTGTTTATCTTCTCTGTTGGATAAGATGCCGTCTGCGTTATTGTGTCGACATTTTCCTTCATGATATTTGCGATAGCTCCTACTATTGCTGCGGCAATAACTGTTTTACCGTGGTCAACGTGGCCGATTGTACCCACGTTTATATACGGCTTTGTACGTTCAGATTTTTCCTTGTCACTCATCGTCTGCACCCTCAATAAACCAATCCAAAAACAACCACAGCAATAAAAATCACCGCAATGAGCCGGAGTAAAATTACCTCTAACATTATTTATCCTCGATTGTTTCAATTTTTGAGCATTGATAAACGCTTTTGCCAACGTAAAACTTACCTAATCTCTCACACTCTGTTGCAACCGTACTATGAGCAAAATACCAGCCGGAAAGCCAACAGGCTCCACACAAAACAAGAGTGGCAGCAAGGGGCTGTTCGAAAAGAAAAAACAACACAGCCGAAAATGCAATCAAAAATAAAACCATAGTTCCTACCTCAATCATCGTCCGAAAAATCCCCATCTGTCGTTAAACTTAACGCCATTCTCTACGCCCCAAGCGGTTGTGTATTCGATTAGGCTTGCCATTCTCTTAACACCCATTTTTGATGTTTGCTCCCGTACATTAACCAACTCTCCTTCAATTCCGGTAACCAACTTATAGGGTAGCCTTGTTGCGATGGTATGCCCGCTCACCAATAAATTTTTCCATCCGTATAAATCGTATTTGTCGCCTTGCCATAACGCCTGATTTGATATATCACCAAGCATTGCATGAAATTTATCGTTCTGTTCCATTGAGCGGGTTTTTACTTTTATCTCCACAACAAGAGGATCTGATTCGCTTATTGGCAATTGGCGGATAGTGTCGATCACTCGATTTCTTACTGCCTCATTGACTAAATACATCCGAGGGTAATTATGCTCCATCGTAACCACCTACTTTCTTGATAAAATCAAGGCTAATTGAACGCATTACAAAATCTTCCATCGTTGGATCAAACACTACGACCATTTGACCTTTTGAGTTGCCTTTGATTTCCTTGCCTGTTACTGGGTGAATAAATGCAATTCGTCCACCTGTAATATCAATTACCTCATTCGCCACGTTGTGAATATGCTTTTGATACCACTGTGTAGATTTATCGTTATTGAGTAACATAACAACGGTGTGTCCTTTGTCTTTCAACTCTTTTGCAGCTTTCAAAAATGGGGTCACATCAGAATAAGGCGGATTGACATAGAAATGCAGGTGCTTGTAAGGATAAGGTGTTTTAGTGTCTAGAAAATCACTACCAAGCGGACTATTCTCTCCAATCCAACTTAAACAAAGCGAATTGCGTTCATTTGCGCAACCGTCAACTTCAAAATCAAACCGTTTATTAAGCCAATTAAATACGTATTTAGGCGTCTGCCATGTATCTTTATCAAATTTTTGTTCTGTCATTAGTTGGCTCCTTTTCCATAACTTTTCGCATAGCTTTTCGGTGCTTGTTGTGGTTTCTCGTTTAATTCTTGATAAGCTTTCGCTTGGTCGCAGTCCAGGAAGTGTCCTTTCTCAAATCTCATATAGGCCGTGCCTAATCCACCAAATCTATTTTTAGTTACGATGGCCTCAGAGTAAGGATTATCACAATCTGCCTTGTATGCGCCCTCACGGTAAAGCATGATGATTTGGCTTGCATCTTGCTCGATTGAGCCTGAATCACGTAAATCCGAATTGGCGGGACGTTTTACTGCACGGCTATCCACATCACGGTTAAGCTGACAAAGTAAAATGATTGGAATATTGAAGTTTTTGGTAAAGGCTTTTAGCTTGCTCATAGAATTAGCGATTGCTTGGGTTAGATTTACACCACGCTCTTGCTTGTGATTCATCAAGCCTAAATAATCAATTACAACCACAGATGGTGCGCCTTTCTCGCTAATATGGTTTTCGGTAATTGCACAAATTTCATCGGCAGATAAACCACCACGATCTACAAAATAAACATCTTGCGACCGCACTTCTTGCAATGCGCTTGTTAAGCGATGATAGTCGCCCTCATCAAGCTCGGCAGGATTGCGTAATTTCTTCACACTCACGCCACCAGTAGCACTTAATAATCTATCTACCAGCTGGAAGTTACCCATCTCAAGGCTGAAAAATAAAACCGAGCCATGATTTTTGGCGATATTGCGAGTCACTGTCAGACTAAATTCTGTTTTCCCTGTTCCTGGACGGCCCGCCACAATGACAATATCAGTTGAATTTATGCCGCCAAGAATGTTATCGACCGCCTCAATGCCTGTGTAAAGCAAGCGTTCTTTGAAATCACTTTTAGAGCGCTTTTCCAATACATCAACGTAAGAATCGACCAGTTCCCCCATGGCGATTGGCTTAATTTCTGTTTTGCTGACAAGGAGCTTTTGAATTTGATTTAATGCTTTTTGAGTTAATTCATTCACTTGGCTTTCGTTGCGAGCTTGTGACATTTCGCCAGCAAGTTTAAGCATAGTTTGTTGAGCTGAACGGTTTACCCAAGAAGAATGGATTTTCTTCGCATAACCTAAAAGATTTCCACCATAAGTCGCTTTATTTGCCATTTCTGCTAACGTTGCTAGGTTTTCGCCATAGTCTTGAGAAAGTAGCAAGCAGTCGATTAAATCGTGTTTACGGGCTTGTTTGCGAATGTTTGCGTATAAAGCACCTAGATTGTATGTAGCGAACATTTCTGGCTCTAACCAGCTAATCACTTCACGAGCTTGAGCGGTTAATCCAGTCGCTAGCATCGAGCTGATTAGTCCGTATTCTAGGTTGTAGTTATTATCTTGCGTTACCATTACCAATTCCCCTCTAAAACTTTATCCAGTGTTGTTTCTCTCAAGATGTATTCAAAATCTGCTTTCCAGCCTCGATTGTTTTCGCCAAAGTAGAAATTCGTGGCGGACTGTAAGAAGTCTCTGAAATACTCAGCAAGCGCGGACTCTACATCGTTGTCAATATCGAATCGTTTAATAAACACTTGAGCTAGTTTCTTAATCGCTTTCTTGCGTTTATCACTTAACTGCGATGGATTAGCGATTAGTGGTAGATTTGAATTTAACTCTTTAACCAAGTGATTGTATGTTTCTGCTACTGCTGAATAACTAACCTTGATTGAATTTTGTTTTTTGCCAGTGTGCGGATTGTCCGCACCCACGATTTCCGAATGTTCTGCGTTAGCAGATTCCCCGTTAAGGGGTAAGGGGTTATCTGTATGTAATCTAGTGTTGTAATCTCTTGTATTAACGAATGCGACTTTGTCACCCTCCCGAATGTCACTTTTGGGCATTCGGGAATGTTCGTTTGTATCATTCGCTAGTGCAGCTAATAATTCGTCTAATTTTTCACAGTCGATTTTGTAATACATACGATGTTCTAGGCGTTTATGAGTTTCGATTAGCACGCCTTTTTCACGCAGTAATTTGCGAGCAGTTTCTTGCTCTTTTCTCGATAATCCAGTTTCAATTTCTAATTCTTCTTGGGTTTTATAAACACCAAGTACAGGGTCAGCTTTATCTTGCCAATAGAAAATTTGCTCAAAGAAGATCTCAGCAACAACACCACCAAATAAACGAGCAAGATTAGGACGATAAGCAATCGCTCTTCCTGTATTTTTAAGTATTGTTGATGGGGTCATATCTCTAATTCCTCAATCGCTTGATCTGTTACTCTGTCGTATTCTTCTTGGCTTGCGTTTCGCTCTCTTAGCTTTCTTTTAACTGCCTCGTACGCTAGGATTTTTTCTCTATCGTCTAAGCTAGCTACAAATTCGGGTGAGAATAATCTTTCCATATCAAGCCTCAAACCAATACTGAGCAACACGTTTTCCGCTTGGCACGGTAATCATTTTGCTGATGATATTGTGACCGCGCTTTTTAAGGTCATAGATACGAGCGCCAAGACGTAAGCAGTTAAAACGCTTTTCTGCGTCTAAGTGCGTTAATCTTTCGCCGTTTTTGAGTGCTTTTAAAATCTGTGCTGATTGCGCTTGACTTGTCGTCTCGTTTTGATTAATATTTTCCATGTTAATTTTTTCCTAAATTGCCACGGTTGCAGCCGTGGTTTTTTATTGCCGTTTATTTAGCGATATCACGCACTCGATTGAGTGTTGTGTCGCTGCTAAATGCTTGTTTAATAATTTTCGAATTACCTCCTCTTCTTCTGGAGTAATTTCGCCATCTTCTAAAGTTTCTTCCAGCACACCAAAAAGCATTCCTCTAGCTGATAATTCGTGTAGTTGGATATTTGCCATTTCCACGGCATCTAGATTGTCTGCATCGGTGTCTTTTACAAAACGGCCACCAGCATTGCGACAAAGCTCCTCGATAAAATCAGTGCAGCCATACTCGAGCTGGACGGCAATCAATTCTTCGTTTTTAAAGCGTTGTCCTTTCGTCTGATAAAGCCGGTTATTTAATTCCGCCTCCGAAAATCCGAGAAATCCCGCCACCGCACTTTTGCCGCCTGGGATTTTCTCGATCATCTCGATGATGACTTGTTTCATCGCCATAATTTTTCCCTTGTTTTTATGGTTTTCTTTTTGATAAGTGCCGATACACTAAATCTATGATTTTTGGTAAAGCTCGCGATCTATCTTTAGCTTTCCATTAGTGATTTCTTGTAGTCGGTACGCATTTTTCTCTGGGATTACATCTTTCCATTGAGAAACGGCGGCTACGCTAATAGAAAGTGCTTTTGCGACATTTTCGAGCTTTCCAAAATGAGCAATAACATCATTTTTAAGCATGATTCATCCTTACATTGTTTAAGACTTCTTAAAGTATATTATTAAAGAATACTTAAATCAACATTTGTTAAGATAACTTAACTAAAATTTTTTGAGGGTATCTATGAAAAGCGAAACGATTGGGAAGCGTATAAGACAGCGTAGAACTGAGTTAAAACTTACTCAGAAAGATGTCGCCAATGCCATTAAGGGTGTATCTCATGTTGCCATTTCACAATGGGAATCTGATACGACTAAGCCTAATTCTGAAAATTTAGTAGATCTATCAACGGTATTAGAATGCGATCTCCTGTGGTTATTAAGGGGGGAAGGCTCGTCTTCAAACGTAATACCGGCAAGTATTGGCGCGAATAAGGTTCCTTTAATTAGTTATGTGCAAGCGGGCACTTGGACGGGAATTGATGATTTAAAAGAAAGCACCGGTGATTTTAATTATATCTACACATTTATAGATACGTCTGACGACGCTTTTGCCTTAGAAATAAAGGGAGATTCAATGGAACCCGATTTCAAAGCGGGCGATGTAATAATTATAGATCCACACATAGAGCCAAGAGCTGGCGAATTTGTAGCAGCTATTAATGGCGATTATGAGGCAACATTTAAAAAATATAGACCGATTGGCGATATAGACGAGTTGGGGCGGCATCATTTTGAGTTAGTGCCATTAAATTCAGATTACCCTACATTATCTTCCCTGAAACAAGAAATTCGGATTATCGGAACAATGGTTGAACATCGAATTTATCGCAGAAAAAGATAGTAACTAAAGATATTCATTTAGTGTTTTTTAAAAGGGTATAATCTTATGACTAAAAAAGATGTTTTTTACAGAATAAGTGGCGATGAGTTCGCCGAATTTTTGAATCACAAAGGCGCAAGTTTAAACACTTTTCGCTGCCCTGTTTGTGGTAATGAAAGCCACTCTTTATTAGATTGCGAAGATGTGATTAATGGAGAAACGGATAAGCCATTGACGCCGCAAAGAATTGTTTACCAACCAACACTATCAGGTACTCAATATCCAGGTTTAGTAGAATTAAGAACAATGATCGAACAGGGTAATGTGCCAAGAGCGCAGTATAGTAGCTTGGCATCGGAATTTGGCATAATAATAGGCACACAACATTATTCGGCTCCTGTCATTCATTTGATTTGTGACAATTGTAGCTATGTGAGAACGTTCAGAAAAAATAAAATCCTAGAATACTTGAATAGTAAAGAGGATAATCCTAATGAAATCTAAATTTAAAGATGAAAATATTTCGTCCGCCCCCTATGATCAGTTCTACCAAGGTGGTAATATACCATCTAGTAACATAAAGGGCGAAACTCTATATATGAGAGATGAGGCTATTTTTACAGATTATACATTTAGAATGAGCGAACTAGAAAAAAGCGTATTTAGAATAGACAAGGATTTAGGCGAGATCAAGAGCAATTACGCCTCTAAAGAGTATCTATCCGAAAAGTTAAATTCTAACTTTAAATGGTTGTTAGCAATCATTTTAGGTGTCGCTGCCGGTGGCTACGCTTTACATTGGGACACTCAAAAAGAAACTAATCAGCGATTCTTACAAGTCGATAATAGATTTCAGCAAATGGATGAAAAACTACACTCCACTGATGTTCGCTTAACCAAAGTAGAAGTAAAACTTGATAGCATTGATACTCGTCTTGCTATGGTTGAGAAGAAAGTTGACAGCATAGATGACAAGTTAGATATACTGATTCAACAAAAACAAACAAAGCGATAATTTACCAAACCGCCCTCGTGGCGGTTTTCTTTTGCCTAAAATTCACTGCACTTTTCTACCGCACTTTTTCAAAGTGTAGCCCTATTTCATTTCTTCATTGTTCAAAAATCAAGCAACCGAATCAATCCAACTCGTTGAAATTTAAGTAATCTTAAAATATTTATTAATTTTTCTTAAATTATGTATTGCGTTTTGATTTAAGTTTTCTTAAACTACACCCATCAAAACGAGATACACATGGTGAACAAAATGATTGAGATTCTAAACTTTAAAAAAGGAATTAACGATAAAGCTCCAAGCGGTTGTGATTTTGTAGTTGATGAGCTTGTCACTTACACAAATGAGAATGGAGTTAAATTTGGTCCTTACAAAATCATCGGTTTCGCCAAAGATGTTAAGGATGTGAAAACAGAAAGATTTATCCACTTAAACAACGAATGTTACTGGTTCCCAGTAAAAGCGGAGCAATTAACAAAACAATAAGAATCTTTACTAAGCCCTCACCGCGAGGGCTTGAATAAAGGTTTTACAACCAAGCCGAAAGGCAATGCTCTTTAACAATACGATTAAAAACACATCGACCAACACTTAAGCGCAGTTAAGACGGCAGTGAGAATGACAAAGCTCACCGATTAATTAGCGATAAGTCGTTAGGAGTAAGTGACTTATGGTCTTGTTGTGATAACACGCCAATCCCGATGGATCGTAAATAGCGATGAACGGATGGAGAAAACCTTACATTGCGGTGTGAATGCTTACGGAAATGCAAACAAAGCCAATTGGTGGGAATAGTTAAACGTAAGCAACCGAACAGAGTCTTTTATTGCAATGTTAGACAAGCCGATGACTCGTAGTGAGACTGACAGTAATGCGCTCCCAGGAGGGAGGCTAACAAGGCGGCATGAAACAAACTATGCACGTCAACGTGACGTAAGAAACGTGACATACCGGAGAGACGGTAAACTGCTGCGGTAGCTTAATAGGTAAAAGCAACCGGCTCATAACCGGAGGATAGTTGAGTTCGAATCTCTCCCGCAGCACCAATTCAAAGCGTACTCAGCAGAGAGTGAATCCAAGCGCGCAGAAACACAAATGCAAGACAGAGTGCGCTTTGAAATGGCAATAAAACGGCTCTTATGTTTGCTAATTTCAACGGGAAATTAGTAGGTTGCCGAAAAGGCGTAACGTTTAATAAAAAAGCGACTTGCAGTTAAAGATTTAGAGGGTTCGATTCCCTCCGAGAGCCAACCAATTTTTTAAACATCAACAACGGAGTAAAAAACATGAAAACTATCGCAATTTTATTAATGACGATAATTATGATTGCTGGATGTACACCAATCCAGCAAATGACGTTTGATTTAAACGGCGAAAGATACACATACAACTGCATAACATACACTTATCAATCTTGGTCTAGCGTAATACCTGTGATGTACTCCGATTTTAATCCAATATCATTACACGTGAAAAAATTGTGTCACGGCAATTAATATTAATCTTTATCGGTCTTAACAGGGGTTATTAAGAGGGTCGCGCTGATTTAGTCACGGTGGACATTGCTCAAGACGAGTTTACTCGCTAGGGATGACTACCCAAACTTTTGGTTACTGTCTTAGCCAAGCATGAGGGCTTAAAACTTATGTAGTTTTCATAATTTTGGTTCCTTAGGTTATTCGCCCACTGTAACAGGTGGGCTTTTTTTACGCCAAAATCGAGGTTAAAAATGAAAAAACATCAACTTAAAAACAGTTTTACATACTTTATGACAGGCACTGAAAAAGCATTGAAAATTATAACTTGTCTATTTGGTGCAATCATTGTGTCCGCAGTTATCAGTCTAGGTGCAAAAGCTAACCAAACAGACTGGCACGACAACGAATTAAGCCAACAAATTCAAGCAGAGACACAGTGTGAACTAAAAGGTGGCATATATGAAAACAGCGTATGTTTACCGCCTAATCTCACACTAGTAGAAGAAAAAGAACTGCAGTCTTATACCGCACAAAAACAAGCAGAAATTAACCGCACTTGGAGTAAATAATGAAACCTTACGCTGATTATTACTCCCAGATTGATTCGGCTAACCAACGTGAAGTGGATTGGCAAGCAGGCTATGAAATTGCTTTAAATGAAGTTATCACTGAAATTGACAATGATTTAAAACAAGGCGACAAAACGCATTATCACGAACTCACGGAAATGTTGTGTGATAACGATAATTTCTGGCTTGCTATTGGTAGCGGCGCAAGTTATGAGTCTTATAGACAAGAGGCGATTAAGAAAATCGCCGAACGTGAATTGCACGACAGAATGAATGATTATGACCTAGATTAATGGAGGGGTGAGATGACAAACCAAGTCCAACATCAACAAAATAAACAGCCACCTGCGCTTAAAACATTTTTTGAAAGTGCGAATGTGCAAAATAAGATTAAAGAACTTGTTGGCAAAAATGCAGCCACCTTTGCGACAAGCGTAATGCAAATCGCCAACAGCAATTCAATGCTTAAAACAGCGGACCCAATGAGCATTTTTAACGCTGCTTGTATGGCCGCGACGCTGAATTTGCCACTACAAAATGGCTTAGGTTTTGCTTACATCGTCCCCTTTAAGAATAACAAAGAGCGAAAAGTAGAGGCTCAATTTCAAATCGGTTATAAGGGCTTTATCCAACTTGCTCAACGCTCTGGGCAATTTAAGCGATTAGTCGCCTTGCCAGTGTACAAAAAACAACTCATCAAAAAAGATTTCATCAATGGTTTTGAATTCGACTGGGAGCAAGAACCCGAGCAAAACGAAAACCCAATCGGCTATTACGCCTATTTTAAACTAGTAAACGATTTTTCAGCCGAACTCTATATGAGTCACGATGATATCGTTAAACACGCTCAACGATACAGTCAGACATTCAAGAAAGGCTTTGGCGTATGGCACGATAACTTTGAGGCGATGGCATTAAAAACTGTGATTAAGTTACTGCTATCAAAACAAGCTCCGTTATCGGTTGAGATGCAACAAGCGGTATTAGCCGATCAATCTGTGGTTAAAGATGTAGAAAATCAAGAGTTCAATTATACCGACAATATTCAAAATGCTGAATTTGTAGCGGTTGTAGATGATGAAACGTTTAACAACTGCAAACAAAGCATTATCAACGGTGAGACTACTCTACAAGACCTTTGCGATAGTGGGGCTTATGAGTTTAGTCAAGAACAGATTGCGGAATTAGAGGCGATTGAGAATGGAAATGTACAAGCTGAAAGCTAGATGCTCTGGGCTTGCTGATTTAATGGTTAAACCAAAAAGCGGTAGTGGAATTTCGGCTACCGCTAAAAGTGCGGTGAGAAAGATAGTTAAATATGACCTATTTGGCTACCAAGATTTTGAGGGCAATAAATACACCGAGAAAGGAATCGCTCTTGAAAAACAGGCTATTAAATTAAGTGGTCGCAAGCGTGGATTAGCTCTCAAGAAAAACGAAGAGAGACGAGAAAATGATTGGATTACTGGCGAATGTGATATTTACGTTCCAAGCAGAAAGCTAATCATTGATACAAAATGTTCGTGGGATATTGGCTCGCACCCATTCTTTACCGATGAGGCGGAAGAGAAAGCCAAAAAAGCTGGTTATACAATCCAAATGCAAGGCTATATGTGGCTATGGGATTGTGAAGAGGCTCAAATTGACTTTGTACTATTGCCTACTCCATACGAGCAATTATCAAGTTATGACAATCCAGAGCGATATATTGACTTAGTGGAGCAAATACCACAATCAAAACGCATTACAACCGTTACGGTTAAACGTGATGACAAAATAATCGAAGAAATCAAAGAGCGAGTTAATGCCGTTCAAGAATACTATCAACAATTAATTAAGGAAATGAGCTAATGGCACGCAATACCAACACTGTTATATTAATCGGTCATTTAGGTGGTGATCCAGAAATCCGCCAATTCCAAAATGGCGGTCAAATTGCCACATTTAACCTTGCTATCGGTGACGATTACCGTGATAAACAAGGTGATACCGTTAATCGTACGCATTGGATACCAATTGTGGTACACGGCAATTCTGCCGATGTGGCGAGACAATATCTTCAAAAAGGCTCAAAAATCTGCGTAACAGGAAAGCTGGTGCAGGAAAGTTGGCAAGATCAAAACGGCAATAATCGCACCGCACTTAAAGTTGCGACACAATCGTTTGAAATGCTAGACAGTAAAGCAAGAAATGAGATGCAACAGCCAACCAAAGGTAAGGAAAAAACAGACCCATTAAGTGCGATGGCTGAACAAGATGATTTTTCAGATGGGATTCCATTCTATGGGTGAGTTATGGGTAAAGAAATAACACTTACCCTTATCGAGGGGCTTAAAAAGACGCAGGTTTGTGCTGATAGTATTTTTTACATTAAGCCAGTTGGTGATAACTCTTTCATATCAACAACAGACGGAAAGAGTTTATTTGTGAAAGAAAGTAAAAGCCGAATATTAAAAATGATTGAGACCGCTAAATAAGGCGGTTTTCTTTTAGGTGAAAGAATGAGCAAAGAACAAGCTGAACACGAATTAGCGGAGTTGTACGAACCGGAACGGAGTTTAGAAAAAGCTCTTGAGCGTGTTCGTGAGCGAATCAGAGAAACAATCAACTATACTAACAAAAATAAGGCCGCTAGATAGTGGCCTTTAAATTTACGAGGAAGATTAAAAATGTACTGGTTTAGAAATGCAATTATTTACCAATTAACGAAACAAATAGACTTTGAAAGTATCGAAAAACAACTCAAAGAATGTGAGTTTACTCCGTGCGAATCTGCAGACGTTAGCCATTTCGGTTGGTCTGCTCCGCTCGCCACCAGCGAAAACTTAGCCTATCAAGCGAACGGAAGAATCTTACTTATAGCTAAACGAGAAGAGAAGATTTTGCCTATGGAAGTTGTGAATCGTGAACTTAATAAACGAATCACTGCACTTGAAGAAAAAGAACGGAGAAAATTAAAGAAAACAGAACGATTATCCCTAAAAGATGATGTGATAGCCACTCTACTTCCGCAAGCATTTTCTCGCATCAAAACGACCGCACTTTATATCGACACGTTGAAACAATTTATCTTTGTTGATGCAGCATCAAGTAAAACAGCTGAAGATGCACTCGCACTTTTGCGTAAATCGCTTGGTAGCTTGCCAGTAGTACCGTTAGCGTTTAATCGTGCCCCGTGCGAAGTGATGACAAAATGGGTTACAGATACCGCGCCAGATTGGCTCATCTTGCGCGAAGAAGTGGAAATTCGAGAAAAAGAAGACTTGGGCGTTATTCACTGCAAGCAAAAAGATGTTGAAGACGAGGAAATTATCGAGCTTGCAAAAAATGGCTCAATATCAAAACTCGCGCTTGAATGGGAAGACAACCTTAAATTTGTCTTAGTTGAAGACGGTACGCTGAAACGCTTGAAGTTTTCCGACTACATCACCGAGCAGAATGACGACATTTTGAAAGAGGATTACGCACAGCGTTTTGATGCGGATTTTATCTTGATGACGGCCACACTGTCCGAACTTGTTAAAAATCTGATTAATGAGTTCGGCGGCGAAAAAGAACATCTATAAAACAACTTCCACCAACAACGGCTCTCACTACGAGGGCTTTTTATTATCCAAAATAGAGAGATAAAAAATGAAAGAGCAACAAAAGAAATATGAACTAACCGATGAATTTATCGAAATCTTTGGCGGTAAAAAATTATATCGAATCAAAGCGCTAGTTTCGTTTGGCGTAGTAGTGGCGGGACAGCTTGGCGGATTTATTGAGTCGGAAAAAAATTTAGATCAATCTCTGTCCAGTAACGCTTGGGTGTACGGTGACGCTGAGGTGTA